ATCTTTTAAATATTCATTTATAGCTCGTTTAACTAATATAAACTCTAATTCTCTATCGTCATGAAATACTTCTATTTCAGCTTTTACATGAAATATATGCCTATGAGAGTTTCTTAAAAAGGACACTTCTTCTGGAGCATTTGTATAGTAATGAATACCTTCAAATTGAGTAGTTACTATTATTCCTGTTTTAGGTATAACCATTAATATTCCTCCTTTAAAGCACTTATGCAGTCCATACATATTAGCTTACCGTTAAACATTTTTAATTCAGTAGGAGCTCCACAAAAACTACACTTATGTTCAGCTTTCTTTAAAAGAACTCCGTCTTCCACAAATATTAATTCAAGCATATCGTTATTTTTAATTTGAAGAGCTTCCCTATATTCTTTAGGAATAACAACTCTTCCTAAGTCATCAATTTTTTTAGTAACTCCTGTAACTCTCATTTTACTCCTCTCCTTTTATTAGAGCTCCACAAAATGGGCAGTATTTAAAAGCTATTAAATATTGTTTGTTTTTAACAACAATTTTACCGTTTTTAGTTTCAGCTTTATGTCTTACGGATATCGGTAAAGCTAAACTAACATTACCTTTGTCGTCCATGTACTTGTTTGCCATATCAGTACTTAAAATTTCTAAATAATTTCCTTCTACAGCAAAAGCATCTTTAGCATTTGATTCTAACTCAAGAATACAATTACATTTCATAGTTTTTCCTCCCTTTTTATTTTATCAATTTTAAAAATTCTTGTCTAGTATTCATATCTTCTTTAAATACTCCATAAGTAGCTGATGTTACTGTTTTTGTGCCGGGCTTTTTTATTCCCCTCATGCTCATACACAAATGTTCTGCTTCAATTACTACCATTACTCCTAACGGTGCTAGCATTTTTACTAAACAATCCAGTACTTCATGTGTTATTCTTTCTTGTAATTGTGGGCGTTTTGCTATTATATCAACAAGTCTTGCTATTTTGGAAAGTCCTATAACTTTATTATTAGGAATATATCCAACGTGTGCCTTTCCAAAGAAAGGAACTAAATGATGCTCGCAAGTGCTGTAAAATGGTATATCTTTTACTATAACCATATCTCCAAATCTTTGAGTTTCTTCATCATCGTTATCGTCTGCATCTGTAAATGTTTTTGAAAGTTCAGCTACAATTTCATCGTTTGTTTTAGTTACTCCAGCATAAATTTCAGTAAACATTTTAGCAACTCTTTTTGGAGTTTCTACAAGTCCCTCTCTATCTGGATTTTCTCCAATAGCAAATAAAATCTCTCTTATAGCTCTTTGAATTTTGTCTTGTCTAGCTGTATCCATTTTAGTTACCTCCTATAAAAATTACTTTATATTAATATATACACTATTTATTGCTATTTTTTAAAGTTACTTCATATTCTTTAACTATAACTCTAAATCCACACTTATAACATTCTCTTCTGAAGTATGAATCTCCAACTATTAAACTTCCTTCACTTTCTCCAATAAATTCATTTCCGCATTTAGGACATTTTGCATACAGTTTAGTTAATTCAGTAGCTCTTCCTAAATTCATATTAAACACCTCTTGTTTCTGGGGACCATATTATTTTATGAATTTGTATCCCCATTCTTAAATTTAAGTCGGCATGACTTATAACAAAATTAGCAAGTTTCTGTAAGTCCATTTTTCCAAATACAGGACTTAAATAAATAGAACATTTAAGATTTCTAGTAGTAACAAAATCCAGCACAACTTGTAAATCTGTATCATCTGCTACTACAAATTTTAGCACGTCCTGAGGTCTTAGCGAATTATGAAAGTATTTTCCTTCATAATCATATCTTATCATAAAAGCATTCATATTACTTGAAGGACACTTATAATCCATAGTAATAATAGTATTATGTGCGTGTAACAATTCGTCTGGAATATAAACAGAACCATTTGTTTCAATATTAACTTCATAACTAGGAAATTCTTTTACAAACCATTTTATATATTGCATAGGTTCGTCTAATAAGGGTTCCCCACCTGTAAAAGTAATTCTTTTTATATTATAACTTAAAATTTTAGCAGTTAATTCTTCTTTAGTCATTACAGTGTATTCGGGTTTAGTATGACTATAAGTAGTATCACACCAAGAACATCTTAAATTGCAACCAGCAAATCTGACAAATACAGTAGGAAGTCCTGTTCTAATTCCCTCACCTTCCAAACTTTTAAAAGTTTCTACAATTTTTAAATCATTCATATTTATTAAACTCCTTTCTATCTAAATAAGCATAACTATCTTCAGTTTCCCATAGTTTAACAAATTCTAATCGTAGACTTGGTTGCATACCTGTAATTTCTGAATCCAAAACTTCAAAAAATGTTTGAACCATGTTTTCACAAGTTGTGTTTCCATTCATATTAAAACTTTTTACCATTTCATCATTTAAATCATAATGATCAACTTTGGAAATAATTAAGTCATTTACAAGTGCCTTTAGTTCTTTAAAATCTATAACAAGTCCCCTATAATCCGGAAACCCACTGACACCTATTTCTAATTTATAAGAATGTCCGTGAGGTCTTTCACAAGCTCCTTTATACTTTACTAAATGATGACACGCCTCAAAAGTGAATTTTTTTACAACTGTAATTCTTGAACGCATAAGCTATTCCTCCTTAAAATTTTTATTTATATTAATATATACACATTTTATAATTAAATTTTAAAGTGATTTTAAAGAAAATTTTAGAGCAGTCTAACTGCTCTAAAATTTAAGTTTATAACTATTATCACAATTCCAAGCTGTTTCGAAAACTTCAACATCGCATTTAACAGGAAGCTTTTCCAACAACATATCTGCCGCATCAATCATACATTGACGTATAACACTTCCAGCTTCATAAATTATATCTTTAGGAACTTCCACAACAACTTCGTCATGTATAGTTAATATCATATGACAATCGTGATTTCTTAACCATTCGTTAGTAAATATTTTCCACATAGCTCTTTTTGTTATATCAGCACTCGAACCTTGTATCGAAGCGTTTACCGCTTGGCGTTGAGCTTCTGCTCGTATATATTCACTTGTATGATTTAAATCTGGTAGTCTTCTTCGTCTGTCGTAAATTGTAGTTACATAACCTAAAAGTGTTCCTGTTGTTATTGTATCCTGTATATATTTTTCGATGTTCGGAAATGATGCGAAAAATTTCTTTACAAGATTTTCAGCTTCACGCTTTGATATATTTAATTCCTCTCCTATTGATGCCGCTGACCTTCCATACATTAATCCAAGTAATATTCCTTTAACACTACTTCTTCTTCTTTTTGCTTCGGGGCCGTTTGCTTCTAAACAGTCCTCATATGATACATTGTATATCTGAGAAGCCATTAAACTGTATAAGTCTTTTCCTGTGTTATATGCGTCTAACATAAAATAGTCATCGCATCTATAAGCAAGAATTCTCGGCTCAATTTGCGAGAAGTCTGAACTAATAAACACATATCCAGGACTTGGTATAAACATTTGACGAATACGAGAATCGTCTTTACCTGTTTCTTTATTAAACCTTGCTGGTATATTTTGAAGATTTGGACTATCGGAACTGTATCTTCCTGTTTTTGCACCATGGCTATTAAACCTTCCATGTAATTTACCATCTCTTGAGTGTAACTGCTTCGGTAGTGCTGTAATATAAGTATCTAATAATTTTGAAGTTCCTCTAAATAACACAATCTTTTTTAATATAGTGTTTTCTGGATATTTATTAACAAGTTTATTTATAATTTCTTCACCTGTTCCTGTTGGATTTTTCTTATCCACTGATTCTAGTTTCATTTTATTGTATAGTAAATCTGCAACTTGTTGTGGAGATTTAAAATTCATTCCAGCCATTCCATATTGAGTTGCTAAAGCATCTAAGTCCTTTTGAATATCCTTTAATAGTTCTGTATATTCTATTTCTAGTTTTTTAGCAAATTCTAAATCTAAATTTATTCCTCTTTCCTCCATAGCTACTACTATTTCTAATTGTTTTATTTCTGTATCTAGATAATGTTGTAGCATTTTTTTGTATTCGGGGCGACTTAATTCTTTTAATTGCCATTCATATAATCTTATAGTTTTCCAAGCATCTCCTGCCGCATAAATGTATCCTACATCAATTGGAACAAATTGAAATGGAATTCCTTCAAATAACGTTTCAAATGTTTCTCCAGCATCTTCCGAGTCAATAAATTCCTTGTAAAGCTGTTTTAGTTTATTACCTCTATGATTTTCATCTATAGCATTCATAAATAATAAAGTATCCCAATATGCACCTTTTACAATAATATTTAAGTTATTTTTAATAACCCTCATGTCGTAAACTCCATTGTGAGTTATTTTCTTAATATCTGGATTTGTAAATAATTCTCCAGCTATTTCGACAAATTCCTCATATGAAACTTGATTTTCGAGTATATTTTTTCTGCTATCGCAATGAGTCATAGGCACATAATAACTAATATTATCTACAGGGTCATGAAAACTTAATCCAGCAAGCCTAGCTACAATAGGGTCTAAGTTATCTGTTTCAGTGTCCCACGCTAACAACTTTGATTCTTTTATATGCTCTACTACTTGTTTTAGTTGTTCTTTATCTCTTATAACTTTTAAATAATCTACTGTTTGTAGTCGGCCCGATTTTACTAAATTTTCAACCATTATAATTTTTTGACGTAGTACATCATATTGTGGTAATACAACACTAGGTTGATATTTCTTTGATTGCTCTACTTTATTAATAGCGTTTTGTAATATTTGATTAGTCTGAGTTTTTTGTGGAGCTGGTTTTATACTTGCAAATAAATCGAATTGTCTAACATTACTCATATAAATATTCACTTCCTTCTGTTGGTGGTGTAGGCCATACTAAATTTTTAAAAGTTTCATAATCAACGACTTGCTCAGGTAAATCTCTCAATGCTTGTCTATAAATTATCCATTGTTGCTTAACTTCGTTTGTAAGCGGACTATCTGGTAAAACCGTCCAATCGCATTTTTCTAATAAACGATTTCTCTCTTTACGAATATCATTTAAAGCTTCGTTTAGATTAAATATCCACATATTAGTATTTATATCGTAATAGTGATATTCGGAAGGTCGTTCAGTTACAGCTAAATACAAATTTTCGGGTAATGGAACACTACTAATATGATATGCTAATGTATCGGATAATTGAACATAATAATACATTATAACCCTCCATTCAAATCAGATAGTTCAGCTACTACTAATTCTAATATGTCTGCGTTTATATTATTTGTGCTTTGATATAAGTAAATATCAACAGTGTCATTTACATTTAAAGGTAGCACTGCATTAAAACTATAATAATCAGTATTTAATACTGGAGTTCTAACATACGGTAAACCGTTTTTATAAAAATAAATACTTAGATTAACACTTGCAGTCAGTTCGCATCTAAATTCAAATAAATATAGTTTATTTGATTTAGCAACAAATGTATTATTAACAAATTCGTTATGCGTATCTTGTAAAATGTTTGTAAATGTTGCTTGAGTATAAGCATTTCTAGGAACAGATAGATTAGAACTTCTAGTAGCATGAACTAAAGATAATTTTGGAATTAAAACTTTGTAAGATGAAGTAGGAGCATCATACATATAAACAACGTCAGTATCTAATGTTAAAAACAACTCCCCATCCTTTGCAGTTGACGGTAATAAACTTACATTAGACACTCTTTTAATTAACAAAGGGTTGTTATTCTCATCAACTAATTCCGAATTATGAAGTTTCATAGTAGTATAAATGTCTTTAATATTATCCGGCATTACATACTCCTCCTTATAAAATTTAAGATGAGCATTTTAGCTCATCTTAAAACATTTTTCCTGTAGGCCTGCCTTGATTTTGTTGTGGAGTAACATTATCAAATTCAATTTCATTAAGCATTTGTTTCATTTCTTCGTAAGTCTTTTGAAGTATAAATTTGTCAGGTCCACAAATTTCTTCTCTAGGCTCATATTTCTCAGGTGCTGGGTCTAATGGGAAAAATTGATAAGTTGTCTTGTTGTCGCCCTTTTTGCCATTTCTTTGAATTTCAAAATCACGACTATCTAGCGAACCGTATCTTCCAATTAGTCCAAGTATTGAAGTTATTTCCATCTTACCTCTGTCCCACAATTTTCTTTTTCCATCTCTTTTGTCAATTAGTTGGAAAAATCCTCTTAACATAGGCTTTAGTCCAGCTTCACAGAATGGACACTTTCCTGTTTCAGCTAAACACTCTACATATCTGTCCTTTCCATTTAGCTTAACTTTGTGAACTACAAATACGTCTAAGTCGTTGTCGTCCTTATGAAGAAATCTTACTCTAGCAACTTCGCCATCATCTTTTAAACTGAAAAATTCTGCGGCGTTTGAAGCGTATTTCTCCATAACAGATTTAATTGTGTTGATACCAGTGATTCTT